AGTAACTCCCAAATCTATAAGGTCTACTGGGATGGCAAGCTAACGCCAGAAGAAAAAGAATGGACACGCGATATTAAGAAACTCTACGACGTAGAGATAAACAGCAGACAAATGGCATGGTGGCGTTGGAAGTTACATGAGGGCATCAAAGATGATGCGTTGATGTACCAGGAGTTCCCGCCCACTGAAGACTATGCGTTCATCATGACGGGAACATCCTTCTTCTCGAATGCCCGTTGTACGGACATGATGAAGATCGCCAAGAAGATTGGCTGCGAGTATTACCGCTACAGCATGGGCGCGAACTTCCTGGACACGGAAGTGTTGAACAGTACCGAGCGTTTGGCAACCTTGAAGATATGGGAGGAACCAGTTGATACGGCTTATTACGTTATTGGTGCAGACCCTGCTTATGGCAGTTCTGATTGGGCTGATCGTTTCTGCATACAAGTGTTCCGTTGCTACGCTGACGGTATGGAGCAGGTTGCAGAGTTTGCGACACCGGAGATGAACACTTACCAGTTCGCGTGGGTGATTGCCCACCTTGCTGGCGCGTACAAGAACTCAACCCTTAACTTGGAAGTCAATGGCCCTGGTCAGGCCGTGATCAACGAACTGCGTAACCTTAAACGCCAAGCCTCCGCGCTTGCTGGTCAAGCGGGGTACGATTTGATGAATGTGTTGGGTAGCATGAGTAACTATATCTGGCGGCGTAACGATACGTTAGGCGGGATGTCGAATTCGATTGGCTGGATTACGACCTCGCAGACCAAAGAGCGAATGCTGTCGTACATGAAGGACTATTTCGAGCGAAACATGATGGCAATCTATTCAACCGACCTGATTGAAGAGATGAAGACCATTGTGCGGGATGGTTCCAGCATTGAGGCCACAGGTCGCAACAAGGATGACCGAGTGATGGCAGCAGCCCTGGCTACCGCTGCATATGCAGAACAGGTGCAGCCACGATTGATTGCACAGAAGCTGACCCGCGATAATTCGCGCAAGACAGATGAGATGACACCGGAGCAGGTGGCGGTTGGCAGAAATGTCAGCGATTACCTGAAACGGATTGGTATTTACGGAGGGGCGCAGTGATTGATGTGATTCCTAAAAAGGAATTGATCCGCATGATCAAAGCGTTTATGGCTGACAAGAATCGGGGTATCCCGCTGGAATTGTTTGCCGAGTTGTGTGGGGTAGACCGCACGACGCTCTACAACGTTTTTGAGAATGAGAAATATCCGCTGACCGAACATATCCAGCGGCGGGTATCGAAAGGCTACGACGCTTGGCGTAATGGCGAGATTGCCGTTATGGAAAGATACGGCAAGAAGTGGATAGAGTGGCGTAAGGTTCCGAAACTACGGATGGTGAGAGGGTATGGTCTGACCGTCAAAAATGGCGAAATTAAACTGGATTTGGGGATCAAGAATCGTCTTGATTATTCTGGTTATTCACTTGATGACAAACTAAAGGGGATTTGATTATGGGAATATTGCGTGATTATCACTGCCCGACACACGGCTACTTTGAGTCGTTTGAGGCGCAGTGTCCGATGAAGGCGTGTGAGGAGGAGGTGGCGATTGTCCACTTGCAGCCAGTCGGTCTAAAGTCGGACAAGACAAAGCACAACGACAAGACCATTAACCAACTGGCAATCGACTTCAACATGACGGACATCAAGTCGGTGCGCGAGGGAGAAAGCCAGACGGGTTATCTAACCCGCAACAACAAGCCAGAACCTAAAGAGCAACGCCCAGGTGACGCTGCCCTGTGGGGAAATGCCGGTGGACGCTGGAATGTGGACAGCTTAGTGAAGGGCAATGGTTATCGTTCTATTAACGGTGAACCTGTGGGTGTGAACCCAAAAGACCTTGGCAACTTGACAGCACCACGCACAGCGAGTTATATAGCCGACCATGAGAACCTGCAAATAAGTAAAAATGCGGATACCAAGTGACCCGTTGCACAGAGAGCAGTTCTATCTTGACCTGATAGACAAGTGTTTCGTGTCCGTAGAAGAACGCAAGGCCGACTACGCTACCCTGCGTTCTTACTACTTGTTTGGATCGCCGCCGGAAGAACCACCGGCGCTTTTCAATAAAATCTTCCCGCATTTAGACCAACTGACCTCGTTCCTGTATTCCGCAGAAACGACGCGCTTTACCATCAACATTGGCGCTGAAGTTAGCCCACAAGAACACCGCAAGATTCCTACACTCACCAATCTTCTCAACGATGAGTGGCTGAACTCGAACTGCGACCAAGTGTTCTCAACCGCCCTGACCTGGGCACTGGCGTTCGGAACCACCTACGTCAAGCTGATCGTCAACAACGGCATCCACCCGTACATGGTGGAACCTGCTTCTGTCGGCGTTCTGCGGGAAGACACACCGTACACGGATCGCCAAGAAGCAATGGCGCAGAAGTACTACATCACCAAGTCGGAACTGTATGCCCGTCTGTACTCGCATCCCAAGCGGGATCAGATCGTCAAGCGCGTCACCTCCAGCTACAAGCCGCAGCAGATTGAAATACCTGACGGCATTGACCGCATCATCCTCTCTCAATCCAACCCGACCATGGTGGGTACGGTCAACCTAGACCTGTCCGGCATGAACCGCTACAAGGCGAAGGTGTCGGAAGAAACCATTGAGATGACGGAGTTGTGGGTCTGGAACGATGACACACTCGACTATCAGGTAGTTACCATTGCCGAACCGGATGTCATCATCTATGACCGGCCTGGTGAGCAAGTCTTCCTAAAAGGCGAACTGCCGTTTGTCCAGATTTGCCCGAACCCTATGTACGATTATTATTGGGGTCAGAGCGAAGTACAGCGGCTGGTGTTCCTACAATCCTTGCGTAACAAGCGGATGGAAGAGATTCTGGACTTACTATCCAAGCAAGTAGCCCCGCCGACAGCCTTGATCGGCTTTACCGGCATTTTGGATGAGAAGAACTTTGCTCTAAACCGTGCGGGTGGCTTGCTGGCAACGGATATGCCGAATGCCAAAGTCGAGAAACTCGCCCCGCAAATGCCTGGTGATCTGTTTGAGGTGATCCGTGAAGTGGATCAGATGTTCGCGGAAGCGTCAGGTATTACAAGCGTCCTCTCAGGAAGAGGCGAAACTGGGGTCAGAAGCCAAGGACACGCCAGCCAACTCGCCCGACTCGGCTCCTCACGCGCCAAAAAACGGGCGCTTATCGTTGAAGATAGTCTGGAAAAGGTCGCCACGCTCTACCTGAAACTGCTGCAAGCCTACGATAACACCCGTCTGTCGGACGCAGAAGGCACGAAATTTATAGCAGAACAGTTCACCAACAACTATGTGGTGAAAGTCGATGCCCACTCAAATAGCCCAATCTTCACAGAAGACCTGCGGCAATTAGCGTTTAATATGTTTAAGGCTGGCGCTATCGACAAGGAATCTCTGATAGATTTGCTTGAACCCCCGATGAAGCAGTTGCTGAAGGAAAAGTTGAAGCGGAATGAGGCTAAACAAGCCCAACAGCCTCAACAACAGCAGAAACCAGAGGGTAAACCTGATCTGAAAGCGGTAGGTGAATGATGGCTGGACAGAATATCTCTCCCAAGGCTGATCAACCCCGTGCTGGCACGACGCAGCCTATGAAAGATTCGCCACGAAGCCCTGATCTGCAATATCGGGTGCAAGGCATTAAGAATTTTGACCGTAGCCCTAGTACACGGACTTACGGCAGAACGGTAAGGGGATAATTTACTTGGAGAAGACCATGTACAAGAAAATGAAGCGCGGTCGCAAGACCCGTCGTTAATTCCCCGCAAGGGATAGGGTATGGCTGACTTCCCTTTCTAAGTTGGCCGCTGCTTAATGGAGAACACCATGGCACGCAAATCGCGCAAAGGCCGTAAGGCACGCAAGTAATCCCTTGAGGATTACTCCCAGGGGGCGGGGAAGTTAAATATACGCCCCCACTTGACAAAAGCTATCAAAAACATTATTGCTATCGCCAAAATCTATTGGGGTAATTATGAGCGTACCACCAGACAAGTTAATGGAGATGATGAGAGCGCAACGTGCGCCCGAACAAGCACCTCCATTAGATTCGGAAGCCTCTGCAACCGACCAAACGCCTCCGATGGCCTCGCCCATGTCTACGCCGGAACCCAAGATGGGCAACCGCGAAGGTGCGCTAGTGAACCTCGGCCTAGCAATCGACCTGATCGAACAGTCGTTACCGGCTTTGGGCGGTGATTCGCCAGAAGGTCAGAAAGTGCTGTCTGCCTTGAAAACACTCAGTGGTGTGATCGGCGGCAAGCGCGAATCGACCAACGAACTCAAGCAATCTGAAATTTTGCAGATGCTTCAGACTCTTCCACAGGCGGGTGGCGCAACGCCGGAAGGTAAGGCTTTGGCAGCAGCGCCAGCAATACCTGGTATGCAGATGCCAGGCGCAACCCCTCAACCTATGTAAGGAGCAACACATGGACTTATTCAAGCCAAGAGGTGCATCGTCGCCTCGTCGCCCAACCGACAACAACCAGCAAAATGGTCAGATGATCAATACTCCACGTTACTCGGAGTTTGGTGGTCTGAAAAACGCTTCTGCCACCGGCGGCAAGAACAAGATGCAAGTTCAAAAGCCTGGTGACGGTAAGCGCGTTATCTAATTAAAGTAAGGGGATACCTATGTCACTCGAAGACCTGACACCTGAAGCCCGTGATGAACTGGCTTTGCTTGCACGGCAACTTGCTGAGAATCCAACGACCCGCAAGGATATGTTGCGACTCACCAAGAAAATTAAGCCTGACCTTCCTATTCCAGAACTGGAAATCGAAGACTACACACGTTCGGCAGTAGATAGCGCCAATGACCGTGTGGCACAACTCGAAGCCAGACTGCGGGAAAAGGAAGCGATGGATGAACTAAACAGCCGTCGCAACAAACTCAAGTCGAAGGGTTTGATTGACAAGGACGAAGATATTGAAGAGGTGGAGAAAGTGATGCTGGAAAAAGGGATCACCAACCACGAAGCAGCAGCCGAATACTGGCGTTGGATGCAGCAATCTGCGGCTCCGACTCCAACCGGATACAACCCGTCTGCCATCAACAAGTTCGACCTGTCTAAGTACTGGAGAAACCCTGTTGCTGGTGCGCGGGATGAAGCAGCAAAAGCACTCAATGAGCTACGGAAAAATCCAAAGCCCATTGGTTTGTAAAACAGGGGATTCTTTGACTCGGAGATAAACTATGCCTATTGGTGG